CCATAAACAAGGAGAAATAAGCAATGAAAGAAAGTCAAATTGAGGCCAAGCTGGTCCGGATGGTGCGTGACCGGGGCGGCCTGTGTTATAAATTCGTTTCGCCGGGTAATCCCGGTGTGCCGGATCGGATCGTGATTACGCCGGATGGACGATCCGTTTACGTAGAGCTCAAAACGGAAGTTGGCCGGTTGGCGGCCATTCAGCAGTGGCAGCAGCGTGAGATGCAAAAGCGGTGCCTGGATGTTCGGGTGTTGAAAGGGCTGCCGGAGGTCAAGGCTTTTGTGGAAGAGGTGATGCCACGATGAAGTTTATACCTCATCCGTACCAGCGTTACGCCGTGGAGCGGATCATTCAGGACCCGGCTATCGGGCTTTTCCAAGACATGGGATTAGGCAAGACTGTGGAAACTCTGACGGCCATCAACGATCTGCGGTATAACCGCTGGCAGGTATCACGGGTGTTGATCGTTGCGCCGAAAAAAGTGGCAGAGGCGACCTGGCAGAACGAGGCGCAGCAGTGGGACCACCTAAAGCACCTGCGAATCGTTTCTGTACTGGGTACCGCAAAGCAGCGTATCAAGGCCCTGTACACACCCGGCGATATCTGGGTGATTAACCGGGAAAATATCCCGTGGCTGGTGGATTACTACCAGCAGGATTGGCCATTCGACATGGTGGTACTTGACGAGTCCAGCAGCTTCAAGAATTCGCAGTCTAAGCGATTCAAGAAGCTAAAGCTGATGCGTAGCCGCATTTCCCGCATTGTAGAACTGACCGGCACCCCCGCGCCAAACGGTCTTGAAGACCTTTTCGCGCAGATCTATTTGCTGGACGGCGGAGAGCGTCTAGGCCGCACAATGACGAGCTACCGGGAGCAGTTCTTCACGCAGGATTATGCGTACCCGGGGCAGCAGTACCGGACATATTCGCCGCAGGACCGTGCCGACAGCCGCATACAGGATGCGATCTCCGATATCTGCGTCAGCATGAAGTCCGAGGATTATTTGAGCTTGCCGGAGTACATTGAGGACACTGTGCCGGTGGTATTGGACCCGACGGCGAAAAAGGCCTACGACAAGCTGGAAAAGGATATGCTGCTGGAAATCGACGAGGATACGATCACCGCCGGGAGCGCCGCGGTGCTGACCAATAAACTGCTGCAGCTGTGCGATGGCGCAGTGTACGACGTGGACCACAAGGTAACGGAGATCCACCGGTGCAAGATCGAGGCGTTTCTGGAAGTCATCGAGCAGCTGCACGGAGAGCACGCGCTGGTGTTCTACAACTTCCAGCATGATCGGGACCGCATTGTCGAAGCGCTGAAAGGGTCCGGTCTCCGCGTTCGTGTCTTTCACGGGCCCCAGGATGAAAACGACTGGAACGCAGGCGAGGTTGACATTCTTCTTGCACATCCGGCCAGTTGCGCATATGGCCTAAATCTCCAGCGAGGCGGACATCACGCCATCTGGTTCGGGCTGACGTGGAGTCTGGAACAGTACCAGCAGGCAAATAAGCGGCTGCATCGGCAGGGCCAGCAGTATCCCGTGATCGTCCACCACATGATTGTGCAGGGCAGCGTGGATCAGGACGTCATGGCAGCGCTGCAGGCCAAAAGCGATACACAGGAAACGCTGATGCAGGCATTGAAAGCGAGAATTGAGAAAGCGAGAAGGTCATGAGCAGAAAACCAGTATTACCTTACGACATTCGGCAGGAATGCCTTTGGATTGTCCGCGGCTATGACCGGCGCGTGAAAGCATACCACGAGGCCCGCCGAGAGATCATCGACGGTGCAGCTTGCGGATTTGTAGATACAAAGGCCACAAAGGACAAGCCAAGTGTGAGAGCGTTTCTGCCACACTCCGGCGGAGACAGCAGACCCGCAGAGAACAAAATGGAGCAGTTGGCCGCTGTCGAGGACTGGCCGGAGACGCAGCGCATGAAGGCAGTCGAGAATGCCAAGCTACATATCGGACTTGATTTGGAGAATGAGGAGCTGCGGCAGCGACTGATAGAGGGGATTTGGCTGAATTGCATCAACCGGCATGAATATCCGTTTCGATACTTGAACCTGTCTGGGATAGAGAAGACGTATTTCTATAACCAACGTGACGAGTTTTTGTTCAGTGTAGCAAGTAATTTAGGTATAATATGAAATTGCGGTCTGCGCCACCTTAAACGAGCGTAATATGTCAGTGTGGAATTCCATAAATCCAAGGATTTCCTCCTAATGGGAGCCGTCTTCACTTCAACCCGCTGCCATGAATATAATGGGATGGAAGGTGGAGATGGAGTTGTTTGTAAAAATAACAGACCCTGAAATCTTTATTTATGACGGAGAAACTGGCGAACCCGTGTCACAGACAAGATTCAGCTTATCCGCGGAAGCGGAAAGAGCATTACTCGATCTGGTCAATTACAATATAATCCCACCAAAGCTATTGCTACTTAACCTAAGATTTCAACCGGCAGAGCACTATATCCCGCCATCGCTGGATAGACCGGTTAAGCGCGTAGGAGCTATCAGGGGGTTATTTACAGATTCTGCTTCGGGGGAATTGATACCAGTGGAAATACGCATCAGATACGACGCAAGGGCGAGAGGAAATCTGTTAGGGGGAGAATACTTTTTTGATAGCGTAGAGTACAGCAATATAGAACTGGAAGAAATAATCTATTTAAAACAGCCGTCCTAAAGGACGACTGTTTTTTTAAGTAAAAAGGCATGGGGTTTGCTTTGAAGGTCGGTTTCAATTTGGCAATGTGGGTATTGTCTGCGCTGATTTGGTAGGCAGGGGCGGGAGCCGTAGTGCAGAACGAGGCGGTAAAAGGACGGCCTGGAAAAACTCATGCGTTAACTCCTGCGCATGGTGCCGTCCTGCCGCTGAATTATTTTTAAACAAGAGAGGTGGGGGAGTCCGTTGTGGCAAAAGGTAAGTTTCAAAAATGGCTGGAACCGGATGGACTCTTACTTCTGGAAGGATGGGCCCGCGACGGCCTGACTGACGAACAGATAGCTTCAAATTGCGGGATTACAGCATCAACGCTGTACGACTGGAAAGGTAAGTATTCGGAGATTTCGGAGGCCTTAAAAAAGGGCAAAGAAGTCGTTGATATTCAGGTCGAGAATGCCTTGCTGAAGCGTGCCCTTGGGTATCGGTATGATGAGGTGACACGGGAAAAGACCATGGATCGAAAAACTGGGTTCTCCTGTCTGACAGTTACGAAGAAAGTCACGAAAGAGGTTCTTCCCGACACCACGGCGCAAATCTTTTGGCTGAAGAACCGGAGGCCGGATAAGTGGCGCGACAAGATCGATGTAAATGCGCCGGGCGCACAATCCGCAGAGGATGATCCCGTTACCAAGAGCCTGAAGGAGACAATCAATGCTGTCGGAGAAGCAGATAAAGATTCTTAAATGGCCATATACCGGCCGCACGGCGCTGATCTGCGATGGCGCGGTACGCTCCGGCAAGACCTCCATCATGACGGTGATATGAACTTTGCAGACTGGTATACAGACCGTGCGGACGTTTACCGTGGCTCTGATGTCAAAGCCGGAAACATCACGAAGCGTGAACGCGCGCTGATTGCCTCCGGGGTTCCGTGCCGAATCTATCAGTCCTCAAAGTCATCTGTGACCATGGCGGATACTGCGGCCCATGTGACCGGCTCTGACAAGCTGATGTGCGGCATGGATGCGGATGTTCGTAAGGGTGATGAATTGCTGATATCCCGGAGCGGCGGCGAACCCACGCGCTACTTTGCAGGAAAGCCGCAGGATTACCCGGAACCGTTCGGGGCGGTCCTGCCTGGTCTTGCGCATAAGGAATTGTCCATTATGCAGGAGGAGCGGACATGAGCTTCGGGGACGCCATGCAGCGCCGGGCGGATATCCTTCGGAAGCGCGGCGCTGATATGGACAAGACCTTTATGGAAATTTCAAAGGGCGCCACGATGAAATATGTCGATGTGGCCACGGAGAAAACGCCGCCTAACACCGGTGACGTGGGCGGAACCAACACGCAAAGCGGAGAGCTAAAATCACATTGGGCTGCCGATAGCATTACGGTTCCGCAGGTCTACCGGTATACCTCCGATGGGAACGAGTACGAGACGCTGGGGCAGAACAACGTGCAGTATGCATCTTACGTCGATCAGGGACACCGGATGGATAAGCATTTTGTTCCGGGCCTCATAATCGACCCCGTGACGAATCGGCTTGAAAAGGTCAGCCCTGACGTTGGCGGTATCATGGTGGGAACCAAAACGGCCTATGTCCCCGGAGTGTTTATGTCGGAAGCCGGACGCGACGCTTATGAGGAATTTGCTCTGAAGGAAATGAACCGGCTGCTGCGGGAGGTGATTAAGCCGTGAACTATACGCTGTCTGATGTAAATCAGTCCATTGCTAATGCCGTTGTTTCAGCCATTCCGAGTGTTACGGTCTATGACAATCCGAATCAGCAGGATACGAAGCTACCCGCAGTGTTTGTCAATTACCGGGGCGAGCAGCCAACGAAGCGCGGAATCGGCAACCAGTGGACGCAGACGCTGAAATTTGATCTGAGTTATACGGTTGACTACAACCTCCCAAACATGAATGACCTGTACCGTGCAGCGGCTGACGCGCTTGCATATGCGTTGACCGAGTTACAGTATGCCGATGGCGTGAAGCTTCGCACGCTAAACCACTCCTGGTATATAGAACTGGACGCACTACACTACCAGTTTGACGTGCCTGTGCGGTTCATGAAGCCGTACAGTCCCAAATACATGCAGACGATGACATTGGAGGAAAAAAGCAAATGAAAAGTGAGATGAAGTATTCCACTGAATCTCTGCTGCAAAGCAAAGCGCTGTCCGGCTATCAGCAGGATTTCGCAAGAGTGGTTTTGAAAGAGCCGGAATATACGATAAAAGATGCAAAAGCCGCTCTTGACGGCTTCTTTGGAAAGGACGTGAAGTAATGGCCGGTGGAACCTGGACCAGGCAGAATAAAACGCTGCCCGGCTTTTATCTGAATATCAAAAGCGCCGCCGTCAGCTCCTCCAATTATGGTGAGAGTGGGATTGTGGCAATCTGTGAGCCTTTGAGCTGGGGGCTGGTGGCGCAGATCACAAAAGTTGACTTCGACACGGACGTTTTCCACGTACTGGGGTACGATTTGGACACTTCCGCCGAGATGCTTTTCCTGCGTGAAATCTTCCTCGGCTCTGTTAATGCCGATGGGTCTGCACGGTCTGCGGGTGCATCCGCCGTATTGCTATACCGTCCTGCGGCCACGGGAGCGGCGCAGGCTGCTGCGACGCTGGGCAGTTTGACCGCGACGGCAAGCTATCCCGGCATTCGCGGAAACGGCATTTCCGTGTCCGTGGCGGCTGATCCGGATAACGAAGGAAACTTTATCGTCAGTACCTTTGTTGACGGGGTCATGCAGGATTCCCAGTCTGTGACGGCGATTGCAAACCTCACAGACAATAGTTGGGTGAAGTTCTCCGGGAGTGGGGTTCTGTCCGCGAGCGCGGTGACTGCGCTTTCCGGTGGACTGAATGGGACTGTTGACGCGACTGCTTATGCCTCGTTCCTGACCACTCTGGAGCCGGAGAAGTTCGATGTGGTGATTTATGACGGAACCGAGGCAACCGTTTCTGCATCGATGGCGGCATTTGTGAAACGGCTCTGCGAGAAAGAGGGAAAAAAGGTACGCCTTGTACTCCCTGGATATCCGCAGGCCGATAACGAGTCCGTCACCTCCCCTGTAAACGGCATTGTACTGAGCGACGGAACAACGCTGACGGCGGCACAGTCCTGCTGGTGGGTGGGCGGATGCTCCGCCGGGGCCAAGTACAATCAGGATTTGACCTATGCGGTTCATCCCAATGCGTCTGGGGTCAATCCTAAGTACACCACCTCCCGGACGTCGGATCTGATCACGGCGGGCAATCTGGTGTTTTTTGAGGACGAGGGGTCCGTGCGGATTTACTACGACATCAACACGCTGACCACCTACACCAGCGACAAGCAGAAGGTGTTTTCAAAGAATCGTCCCATTCGGACGCTGTATTACATCGCCAATTACCTGTACCGGGCTTTTGCGGATAACCATATCGGTAAAACGGACAACACTTCCGACGGGCGCAGCCTTGTGAAAAAGGAAGTCATTAGTCTGCTGATGACGATGCAGGCCAACCGTGCGGTGAAGAACTTCGTGGCGGATGATGTGACGGTAGAGACCGGCGGAGACGGGGACGCCATTGTGGTGACTCTGGCTGTGCAGCCGGTGGATGCCATCGCGAAAATCTACATGAAGCTTGTTGTGAACTAAGGAGGGGGAAGAAATGGCATTTTTACTTGCCCGTGACGCCCTGAACGGAAAAGAGGGCAAAGCCTTCGCCACCATCGACGGACGGAATGTGGAGCTGTTCGGTCTTAAGAAGTTTGAAGCCAATGCAGAGTTTGAAGACGCCAAGTTTGCGGTTGTTGGCTCCCGGACTACGCAACACAAGCCGAAGGAAATGAATATTTCCGGTACATTCACGATCTACTACGGGACCCCGGAATTCATTAAGATTGCGCATCAGTATCAGGCAACCGGGAAACTTCCGATGTTGACGCTTCAGGTAACCAACGAGGATGCGTCAACATCGGTTGGTACACAGACGGTCGCCTACTATGGTGTGGTGCTGAGCAAAATTCCACTTTCACTGCTAGACGAATCGGCGGATTTTCTGGAAGAAGAGATCAGCTTCACGGCATCCAGCTTCGAGCCGCTGAGCAACTTCAATGCCCCGGCAAATCTGGGCAGCTAATAGGAGGACAGTATGAGTAATTTAGAAGCCTTCCTGCATCCCGTGCAGGCGCAGGAGACGAAGGAAATCATTATTTCCAACCGGTTCCAGCAAGACGGAAAACCCGTGCCGTTTGTGATCCGCGCTTTGTCCGAGGAGGAGAGTCAGAAGATCCGCGAAAGCTGTACACGTAAGATCAGAAACCGCGCCGGTAGTGTGTCTTCCGAGTTCGATGCGAATGCCTTTTCCATCAAGATGCTGATTGCTGGCACCGTAACGCCGGACTTCTCCGCAAAGGAAGTATGTGACGCATATGGGACCAATGACCCGACGGAGGTTCCGGGCAGGATGCTTTTGGCGGGAGAGTACAACAAGCTTTCCGACGCAATCGCTGAGTTCTCCGGGTTTGGCGATGACATCGAGGAGCAGGCAAAAAACTAATTGAGGGCGGGATGGACCGTGACACCGCGGTGGCGTATTACTTGTGCGTGCGTCACGGAGTCCTGCCCCATACGGTTTTGGAAATTCCGGAACGGGAAAAGGCATTGATCCTCGCCATGGCGCAGAAAGAGGCCAGAGACGCGAAAAAGGGGTGAGTAGATGGCAGAAATCAGAGATCAACTAACACTGGTAGACCGGTTTTCCAGCACTTTAGACCGATACGCAACCAAAATGAGCGCATCCGCTAAAATGTCCAGAGCAGCAGAGCGACAGGTTACCGCGGCCAATACCAGTATGGCGGGGACCACCAGCGCCGCAATGACGGCAGCAGCGGAAAGCACGACTAATTCTACTGTTGAAATCTCCGGCGCCACACAGAGCCTGATTGACCGTCTCGCCGCCGCACAGGATGCGCTTGCACAGTCGTTTACGTCCACGCAGGCAAAGCAGAATCTATCTTCACTGGAGCGGCAGATGAAGCGCGTGGGGCTTGTGTGGATGTCCACGGCTGCGGAGGAGGAATCCGCCACGCTCCTGACCAAAGACAGTCTGAGCGATCTGGCACGGCAGGGTATGGTAACCGCCAGCGCCGTCGCGGAAGGTTCGTACAAGGCAGCACAGGCAAGGCAGGAAGACGCCGCAGCTGCCGCAGCCGAAAAGGCGGCCGCCCGAGAAGCTGCAGCGGCGGCGAAGACGGAAAACGCTGCACGGCAGGGGCTTTTTAGCCGGTTGGCGCAGCATACACAGGGCCTTATTAAAAACTCCATAGCCGCCGCAAAAGCCAGACAGGCCCACGACGCGCTGGGTAATAAGCTGCTGCGGATGGGAGCACTCCTGTTTACTGCCCGCAGAATCATGCGGTTCCTAGCAGATACCATAGAACGTGCGCCGAGCGGCATTCAGAAATCGTGGAACAAAATGACTAATGGTTTGCGGGATACGTTGGCGCGGGGTTTCGTTTCCATGCTAAAAGCAATGCAGCCCGCTATGAACCGGTTTAACAAATTCATGGCCAGTCCGGCAGGGCAGCGTATGGCACGGGGCCTTGAGACGGCTATGAGCCTGCTTGGGCAGGCTGTCGGCGTTGTTCTGGATAAGATCACGGCTCTGGGAATGTGGATTGGAAACAACTTCACGACGGTGATGGAAGGGGCCGGGGTGTTGGCGCTGGCATATGCCGCCAGTATGGTGACCGCTGCAATTGCTACAATGGCAATGAACTGGCCTCTAACGCTGCTGATTGCTTTGACCGTAGCTGCAGTAAAAGGAATGCAGCAGGCAGGATATACAGCGGAAGATGTTTTTTCTCGCATCGGGCAGGGCTTTGGATGGCTCTACGCTTTTGTTTACAATTTATTTGTAGATCTCTATAACCAAGTTGCAATATTTGCAGAATTCTTTGCTAATGCATTTCATGATCCGCTGGCCGCGGTTGCACACCTGTTTTTTGATACATTCGGTAATATTCTAAGCATGGTGGAAACCGTCGCAAAGGCCATTGATAAACTGACAGGTTCAAGTCTGGGGGCAGCGGTATCTGGATTCAGAACCGACTTGCAGAAATGGACAGATGAGACATTTGGAAAGAACTCCATTGTCATTGATCGCAAAGAGAAAATCAGCTACACAGATACCATGGCAAAATGGGGAGTAAAAGCCAGTTCCTTTGCGGACAAATTCACCAACTTTTCCCTTGATAACGCCACGGCATCTACGCTCAAAAACATCGACAAGAACACTTCCTCAATCAGCAAAAAACTGTCCGACGAGGATTTGAAGTATCTTGAAGATGTGGCCATCCGAAAGTATGAGCGCAATTCCAACACCACCCTTGCGCCGCAGATCAAGGTAGTGATGCAGGGTAACGCGGATAAGTCTGTCGGGTACGACATCGGAAATGCCATCGCGGACATTCTGGCGCGTCAGGCGGCGTCTCATACCAGCCTGACAACGCAGGGGGTGTAAACCATGCCGAACCAATACGGAATCTACCTGACGGCGGAGAACGTGACAATCCGCTTTCCTGTCAACCCGCAGGAGCTTTCCATCTCCTACCCACAGAACAACGAGACCTACAATGTGCTGGCCCTCGGTGAGATCATTCAGCCGCGAAAACCCGGCCTTGCAAAAATCTCATGGGAAGACGGTCTGCTTCCCGGAAGTCCGGATTCTTCGTATGTTCTGACGTCGGGAGATTTTGAAGCTCCGGAATTCTACATCAAGTTTCTAAACCGCTGCAAGTCCCTCGGGACGGTCTGTACGTTGACGATTGACCGTCGGTACGAGGACGGCACACCGTTTCATTCCGACTCCTTTGCCGTGGTGGTGGGCGATTTCACCCCCACAGAAAAGGGTGCGGAGACCGGAGACTTCTACTATTCCATTGCGTTCACGGAGTACCGGGATTATATTCCCGGCTCTGTGACGCTGGAACAGAAATCTACAACGGCGGCAGTCGCGGTTACGCAGAAGGCCCGCGCAGTGCCCGCCGGCAAGCTAGTGGTCGGCGCAAAGGTTACGGTGACAGGAACCTACTACTACACGAGCGCTGGAGCGAATCCGCACGGAAGCGGAAGCGGCCGCACTGCTGTTGTCTCCCGAATAATGACCTCCGGGGCCTATCCAGTTTTGCTCCGCACGACCGCCGGTGGTCTGCTTGGCTGGTGTAAAAAGGACGCGGTGAAAGTGCAATGACATATTCCTTGCTTATCCAGAACCGAAACAGCGGAAAGATTTACGAGTGCGCCACGCTGACGAAAACCGTGACGCTCTCCACAAAGCGGACAGGTTCCCCGGCGTCCCTGACATTTGACCTGTTGAAGAGTGGAAACCTGGCGTTCTTCGAGGGAGACCCGGTACGCTTTTCTGTGGGCGGGGAGCTGCTGTTTTACGGCTATGTTTTTATCAAAGAAAAAGACCGCTGGGGGAACATCTCCGTCACCGCATACGATCAGACGCGCTATTTGCTGGCAAAGCAGTCCTATCGCTTTTCCGGTGTGACGGCAGAGGGGATCATCCGACGCATTGCAAACGATTTTCAGCTCAACGTGGGCGCTCTGGCAAGCACCGGGTACACCATTCCATATCTGGACTTCGGGGGTGGCAAGGGCTGTCTGGACATCATTCAGAGTGCCTTGCAGCAGGTAACGCTGAACACCGGAAAGGTGTTTGTGTTTTACGATGACGGCGGGGCACTGGCGCTGAAAGAATCCGCGCAGTGGCGTTCCAGCGTGACCATCGGGGACGGTTCCTTTGCGACGGACTACACCTACAAGACCGATATTGACAGCGATACATACAATGCGGTCAAGCTGGTGCGCCCGAACGAAAAGACTGGGCACGGCGATGCGTTTGAGGCACGGGACAGTTCTACCATCAAGAAGTGGGGGTTCCTACAATATTACGATCAGGTAGACGAAAACCTTACCGATGCGCAGATCAAATCCATGGCGCAGACCATGCTTGCCTATTGCAATCGGGTACTTCGGACGCTTTCCATCGAATCACTGGGCGTTCCCGGATTGCGGGCGGGTCAAATGATCTTTATTCGAATTAAAGACCTGGGTGATATTTCGCTTTCCAAATATGTGATGCTGGAATCTGTGGAGCACACGTTTGAGGAGGGCAAGCACACGATGAAATTAGAAACCAGAGCGTTGAACGGAGATTGATACTATGGAACTGATTGAGGTAATCCAGTCGATCGTGCAGGGCGCCATTAAATCGTCCGACCTCTCTGATCTGGTAATCGGGACAGTTTCAAAGGTTTCGCCGCTGCAAATCACAGAGGAGAATGTGAGTGACCCGATTCCGGCGCAGGCTCTGCTTCTGACAGCCGCGGTTGTAGAAAAGAAGATTACCACGCTGCGGCATAACCACGCAATTTCCAATGCCTACACTGAGGAAGCGCTTGGCAATGTCGTGTGCTACGAGGCAGGGAAAGCACTCCCAAATGAAGCCGGGTATGTCACGCTGAATCGCGGCCTTGCGGTGGGAGATCAGGTCTTAATGCTCCGGGTATCCAGCGGGCAGCGGTATATTATCTTGTCGAGAATTTTTAAGGGGGGCTGAACATGGCGACTCTTCCGGCGGGTATCACATTGGGGACGGAAGTCACCTTTGAAAGCTACCCCACAAGAACCTGGCGTGTTGATCAGAACACATGGCGGGTATCCGGCTTCACGGATGAATTAATAGCCATGGCACAGGCGGTTCAAATCGCGCTGAACATCCGCCGGTTCCGTTGGCAGATCTACACACCGAATTCCGGGCATGAGATCGAGGCGGAAGGATACGGGGTTGAAACGGCGCGAGTACGGCTGACCAACCAAATCCGGGACGCACTTTTGCAGGACGACCGGATTACGGATGTCGCAGACTTCACATTTACGGCGCCGGAGCCGGGAAACTTGGTTGCGGCCTTTACCGTAAAAACCATTTTTGGAGACCTCAGAACGGAGGCGAACGCGGCGTGATTGATTTTTCTAGAAGTAATTTTGCTAATTTTCTCAAGACCATGCTGGGTAATGTCCCCGGTGATGTAGATAAGCGGGAAGAATCGCTGATCAACACCGCCCTGGGCCCTGCTGCATATGCGCTGGAGGATGCGTATATCGACCTGGAGCAGATGCAGGCCGGGGCGCACGTACAGACGGCGGTTGGAGCTGATCTGGATGCCTGCGCCGCCGACATGGGACTTTCCCGCAAGAACGCAGCGGCGGCGGTGCGGCTGGGCGCGTTCAATGCATCTGTCCCGCTGGGAGCCAGATTCTCCACAAACGAGGCCGGCGCTGTCAGCTTTATTGTAACGAGCGTGTCTCCGTCGTATCAGCTTACCTGCGAGACACCCGGAGCTGTCGGAAATAATTACACTGGGGACCTCACAGCGATCACCTATGTAGACGGACTGACAACGGCGCAAGTAACGGACATCCTAGTCCCCGGTGAAGACGAGGAAAGTGACGATTCCCTTCGTACCCGCTGTATCGACCACCTGAACAGCAACCCGTTCGGCGGGAATGTGGCAAGCTACCGGGAATCGGTCGGTGCGATTGACGGCGTTGGAGGCGTGCAGATTTATCCGACGTGGGACGGAGGTGGAACGGTGAAGCTGTCCATTACCGGTTCGGATGGGATGCCCGCCAGCAGCGAACTGATCAGCACTGTGCAAACCGCTGTTGACCCCACGCAGAATTCCGGGCATGGATATGGTCTTGCACCGATCGGGGCACAGGTAACCGTAACCGCTCCGGCGGCGGTATCTGTGAATATCTCTGCGACGGTCACGGTGGCAAACGGCTACACACTAGCACAGCTAACCGAGTTCATTCAGACTGCAATCGGCCTGTACATCAAGACGGTGCGTGATTCGTGGGCTGCACCCATCACCGCCGGAGGAACGGACTATGCCTCCGTGATCTATCGGGCCAGAGTCATGACGGCAATTCTTTCCGTTACCGGTGTAGTGAATGTGACAAATTTGCTTCTGAACGGAGCGGACGCTGATGTGCAGCTGACGGAGACCGGAACAGCCCAGCAGCTGCCGGTGCTTGGGACGGTGACGCTGAGCTGATGGATGCGAATTTGATTCAATATCTGCCTGACTGGTTCCGGCAGATCAAGGATTATCAGTATTTGATGCAGTCGGAGACGGGCCAGTTTGAGATTCTCGCCGCGTTGATAGACGCGGTGCATCAGAATTTTTATGTTTCCACCGCGGACGAAGGGACGATATCAGACTGGGAGAATCTTCTCCACATCATTCCGAATACACAAATGGAGACGCAGGACTTCCGGCGGGCGAGAATCATCAACCGGCTATCCTACAACCCGCCTTTCACGCTTCCCTATCTTTACAACCGTCTTAATTTGCTGATTGGCCTTGGAAAATGGGCCGTGACGGTTGACTATGGAAACTATACGCTCTATGTAGAGGCGGCGGCGGAGAATCAGGCGTGGGCCGGGGAAGTGCTGGCGACAATCAACACGATCAAGCCGTGCCATATCGTCTATACTTCTCGCCCGTTACTCCCGGCCGCACTGCAAATGAGTGAGACCGTCAGCCTGAGCAAGGCGGTTTATAACTATCGGCTTGCGTACTGGGGGCTTGGGCAGCTCCCGTTTACCAATCACGAAGATTTGGGGGTGGTTGTTACGGCAGACCAGGGTACAATTCAATCCGCGCTGCTGAACAGTGTTGCGTCATATACGGCGTCAGATGTGGCAAAAGCGAGAATCAACGGCAGCGTTGAAATTACAGATTTTCTCGCAAAGGAAGCGTCCGGGGATACGGCGACTGTGTCCTACGCGGTGACAGCGGCACAGGCATCCACAATCACACAGGTGGAATTGCTGAACGCTGCGGGGGATGTCTTGGAAAAGGCTCCCGTCTATATCCCGGTGAGTGATCCGGTTAATATCACACACAGAATTCCGGTGAAGGAGGGAATGGCATAATGGCGAACAAACCGATTGCATCGAATCTTCCGGCGGACTTACCCACCAATTGGCAGACAAATCAGATTGTTAGTCCGAACGGTACGGAAGTTGGTCTCGATGCACAGCATGGTTTTAACTATCTTGCAAAGCAGGTCAATGACGCGCAGACGGGCGTGAACGCGATCAACGACGCCTTTCCGGGCCTCGCGACGACCAAGACGCTGACGGTCACCGTGCCGGTGAGCTGGACGGCCAGCGGGAGCTTCTACTACCAGCAGGTAAGCATTGCCGGGATGCTGGCGACGGACAACCCCGTGGCGGACATCCTGCCCGGCAGCGACAACGCTGCCAACAAGCTCTACGCCGAAGCGTGGAGCAAGGTGCAGTCTGGCGAACCGATGAATGGAGCGGTGAAGCTGTGGGCTACCAGTGCGCCGACGACCGCGTTTACGCTTCAACTTAAAATTACTAGAACAGGGAATGAAACAGGCCAAGGTAAGTGCATTCTGGCGGGGCATCCCCCGGTTGGCGGACAGATTGGATATGGGACGTACACCGGGGACGGCGCGGCAACACGGACAATCTTACTGGGCATCACACCAAAGTGGGTGCTGGTTACAAATAAATACGGACAGGTTGGAACGTGGTATATGTCGGAAAATATCTGCGGTGGACTTGCGGTAGAAAACAGCCCTCTTGATGGTGATACGCTTAAAGTAGTAAGCGGAGGATTCCAAGTAAAATTCTTGTATGTACAGAGCTCCGGCGGCACACCATATGCAACCAATAGCCAAAGCAGTGTGTACAACTATATTTATGGCACCTGACCGCCGTACCCTGAGGAAAATATCTTAATATCCAAAAGGAGGCAAGCCTATGTATATCATCACTGGCAGCACCAAGCACTACGCCGTGGCCTCGACGGCCCTGGGTATCGTGGAAGTGCGCTACACACTGGAGGAGATCCCGGCGGCGCTGGGGACCACGGTAAAGCTCTACGCCGACGACGGCGCGTGCATCCGAGAGGACGCCGTGGCGGACTGGGAGCATCCCCGCATTGAGGGCAACACCATCATCCTGAGCAACACGGCCCCAGTGGAGCCGGTGGAGTCTGGAGAAAAAACTGACCAGGGGCCGGATATTCTGACTCAAACCCAAATTGCCTTTGCGGAACTGGCTGAAACCGAATCGGCGCACGACCTTGAAAATAAGCTAGCTCTCGCGGAACTGGCTGAAATGATTGGAGGAGCAAATGGCTAAAATCTATTACGATCTGATTAAGGCGGGTTACCGGACAATTGAGCAAGTCCCGCTAACATGGCGTGCCGCGGTGCAGGCTCTGCTTGACGCGGATATGTAAGGCGGAGCGGATGGAAAGTATTGTCGTAGCTTTTATTACCGGCGGTCTGGCACTGGTAGGCGTAGTCATATCCAACAATGCTGCCGCCGACAAGACCCAGACGCAGATCAGCACGGCGCAGGCTGTCACCGATACCAAGCTGGAGGAACTGACCCGGGAGGTGCGCGAACACAACAACTTTGCAAGGCGCGTCCCGGTGATGGAGGAGCAGATCAAGGTGGCAAACCACCGCATTCAAGACCTGGAGGACGCGGAGCGGAAGGAGAGCTAAATGGAACCGAAAGAAAGCACAAAAATCCGGGACAAGCCCGGAATCCGGAAGACCATAAAAAAGAAACTGAGCAAGACCCGAAACATTATTTTACTGGCGGCAATCGGAATGGTAGTTTTCTATGCGCTGGCAGACATCGTTTTCGGCTTCCTACATACCGGGGATTATTCCGTGGCACAGTTCGATGCGACGCTGACCAGCGAATGGTTTTCCTTCTGGAAATGGGTGGTTTCCGTCGGCGGTGGTATCACCGTAGCAAAGACGTTAAAGGGAAACACCAACTCAGACGATGACGAAACAGACCTTCCCACGTCGGGCAGAGTAGTATGAAAGGATAGGTACATATCATGTTTGATAAAATTCAGGATATTTTACTTACGTTGATTCTGGCGATCGTATGTGGTACCTTTGCTTGGCTGGCAAAGACCAACAAACAGCGCGTCTTGACGCAGGTCACAGACCTGGTTCAAAAGACCGAGAAAGCCATTCAGGGCACCAACATGGGCGCAGAGAAAAAGGCCCTTGTGATTGCCCAGCTCGAAGCTGCTGGTGTGTCGGTGAATAGCTGGCTGTCCTCCCAGATTGATGTGATTGTTAATACGCTGAACAGTAAGGGCGCGTGGCTGGCAGAGCAGACACAGGAAGCAATCTCCGGCCTTGCGTCCGGCAACACCACGGAAAGCGAGGCTCCTAATGCGAACGCGTGAAGATGTCCTGCGGATTGCGGCGGCGGAGATCGGCGTCAAAGAATCCCCGACGGGCAGCAACCGTGTGAAATACAATACGGCATTCTACGGGCGTGAGGTATCCGGTGCGGCCTATCCGTGGTGTTGCGCGTTTGTATGGTGGGGGTTCAAACAAGCAGGATTTAGCCTGCTTAAGACCGCGTCCTGCACGGCACTGGCGGCCGCCTACAAAAAGGCGGGACAATGGGTAGATTACGGCCTAAAACCCGGTGATATCGTAATGTTCGACTTTACCGGGCAGAAAAAGATCACGCAGCACGTCGGAATCGTGGAGAAGATCGTGAACGGCTGGGTGTACACCATCGAAGGCAACACCAGCCTTACCAGCAATGGTAATAACCTCTTCTTTCTAA